AAAGTTGATGTTGATTTTTATACTGATGCAGAAAATTTAAATGGCGAAGAACGAAGTGAAACAAATAAAAACATACGTCGTTATTTAGGCACATATGATGATTTTATTTTAACGGCATTTTCATTGCAAGCAGATAACAATAATTTTATAGAAAAATCACAGAAAGAACGAAAAGACCTACTTTCACAGTTTTTAGACATTACGGTGTTTGAACAACTATATCAACTTGCAGCTGACGAAATAAAAGAAACAGCAGGTCGTTTGAAAGATTATAAAAAAACAGATTTTGCTGATTTAATCATAACAGCTGATACGGTTATATCAGACAACCAAGAAACAATAACTGCATTAGAACAACAAGAAGATGTCTTGCAAGATCAACGCAATACTCTGCAAGAACGTATTGTTGAGCTTATTGAAACAAAGATGCCAACTACATATAATGGGCCTGACATCAATGAATTGCAACGGCAAGAATCTGCACTTGTAAAACAAATAGAAAACATTCAAACTGAAATAGAAACTGCAGAACGAGAGTTAGACGAATTAAATGCAACAATTGAACAACAAGAAACACAATTGGAAACATTTGACACGCATTCTATTATAGAACAAACAGAACTGCATGCATCAAAAACATATTCAGTTAATATCTTATTACAAAAATATCGTCAACAAAAGGAAATAGTAAATGCAAAACAAGAAAAAATTGATCATCTTTCCGACCATGAATATGATCCGCAATGCAAATACTGTACATCTAACGTTTTTGTACAAAACGCAATCGAAGCTCAAAATACAATTGATCATGATAGAAACATATTAAATGAAATCAATCAGTCAATTGTAACAATGAATCAAGAAATTGAAACGTTACAACCAGTATTTGAACAAACAACACAACTCAATCAATTACGTAATAAATTAGCAACTAACCGCATAACATTAGAACGCAATGAATTGCAACTTCAGATTTTAGAAAGTGATTTACAAACACGAGAATCTGAATTAGAAACTGCAATTGAACGTCAAGATTCATTTAGACAAAATGAAACTGCAATCAAACATAATCATGCAATTGATGTTCAAATAGAATCTTGCAAACAACAAATTACTGCATTATCCGATGAAATAAAAATAATTCAAGGACAAATTAAAAATAATTATGGTGCAATAGAAGTAGCAAAAACACAAAAAGCTACGGCTATGCAAAACCTAGAACGATATCGTGCATTAGAAACTGAATACAAGGCCTATGAATATTATTTAGAATCTGTTAAACGTGATGGTATTCCATACGAATTGATTTCAAAAGCTCTTCCTAAGATTGAATCAGAAATAAACAATGTGCTTAATCAGATTGTAGATTTCAATATGGTATTGAGTACGGATGGCAAAAACATCAATGGCTATATCATTTACAATGAAGATGATTTTTGGCCATTAGAATTAACAAGCGGTATGGAACGATTTATTTCTTCATTAGCAATACGTATAGCACTTATCAATGTTTCAGCATTACCACGTCCTAATTTTATTGCAATCGATGAGGGCTGGGGAAGCCTAGATGCAGAACACATTTCTTCAGTAGTTAATTTGTTTGATTATTTTCGTACTAAGTTTGATTTTTCAATTATTATATCACACGTAGACTCAATGCGCGATATGGTAGACAATTTAATTGAAGTAAATAAAACCTCAGGATTTAGTAAGATTAATCATTCCTGATATTTATATGAAAGAAATTTCATGTAATGAAACGCAAAGAAACAGTTTATAAAGGTTTAGAATTTATCCCAGTTTATTTTGAAGATACATCATTAACATCACCGGACTATTTTCAAATAACTGAATTTCCTACACGTTTAACTGCAGGTAAAAATCTATTTAAATTACGCGGGCATCCTAGCAATTTACGAGTAGGTGGATTATTAAATCTAGAAGTATTAGATTATAATGGCGATCCAATTTATACGGAAGTTGTAGATTATATTGATGAAGATAAATCACGCGTAATTGCAATATACATTTATTCAGAAACATCACCTGGCGACTGCACCATAACACTTTTAGCAGAAGCACAAACCATACAAGGTGCACCGGTGCCAACAGAATGGCAAGGTCGTGCTAATGTAAAATGGAGTCGTACAGTACCTGTAAATCCTAACGTATCAAATGTATCTGAAATCATATTTTCTAAATTACCAACACTAGATATATCAGAACAAGTTGGCGTACAATTGGATAGAATCTATTCCGGCAGTCAACAATTTCCAACTTACACTACAGGAACAGTAAAATTATTTACACTTAACGGTGCACCTGCATTAGAGCTTGTAGGAGGTAAATTCACCGGAGATATGGCTACTGGCACAATTACAATTACATCTCCACAAAATCCTTCGCCTACTCCTAATTATCCGGTGGTATCCACGCCCTTCGTTAGTACGATAAAAAAGATATTATCCGACACTACGGCTTTGTTAGATCGAGAATATACAGTTTATAGTAGCCAAAGTATTTTTCCACACACCTATACGGAATTTGCTGCATCGGCATTTTCATTAACATATGAACAAACACCTACGTATGTTGCAACAGAAAATTCACAATCATTTGCATTAATACAAATTAAAGGATTAGAACCAGCAACAGGTGATGTATCTCGCATAAAAGTTTATACAAATAATAAAGGTACTGTAGGTACATGGGAATTAGTTAATGATGTTGAATTAGAAGAAACAGAAATATTCGTAACTAGCACAGCATCATTATTTCCAGATCAAAGTATTGGTGCATTTACATCTCAAAGCATTATCGATACATATTGGGATGCATATACATACACAGGTAAAACTACCGGCGTTGCCCCAACACTTACTTGGTCGACAGCATCACTTAACAATGCAATGAGTATTACTAGTGCAACTAATATATCAGCTCGTAATGCAGTTCTCGTTGTAGAAACTAAACCTACATACGCCGGAGTATTTATTGCAACATCATCATATAAAGTTACAATTGATGCATTAGGTACACGTGATGCAACAGGACTTAATCCGCGTTTAGCAGTATACATCTCCGGAAGTGCTGTAGCATTTGATTCAACTGATTATTTCAATCAAGAATTGCCTAGAATACTAGGAAAGCGCATTGGCGAAATTGAAGTAACTTCAGATTCACAGCGGTTTGATGACGTGGTATTTAATTTTGAAACTGATGCAGAAGGCACGGCGTCATTGCTTTTTGTAATAGAGACAGGACAATGGCAAATTGCTGATGTACGAACTACAACAGATAACGATGCTGGATATTCACCGAATTATACTAGAATTAGATCACTTATTAATACGCCGCATAAAGCAAACAATCAAATTTCATTCAAATTAGAATATTACAATGTCGATGGTGTTGTTAGCAAACAAATCTCATATATGTATGACAAATCATGGCAAGGAGGTAATCGCTATATTGATGGTGATTATTCAATGCTTACCGGTTCACTTTATGTGGCTGATTCATTAGAATCGGGTGTAGCAATTAGTGGATATAAAAATACAGGTTTTGTTAGATCATTGGGATATGAAGGATTTGCAGCAGGATTTCCAGGCTTTTTATTGTGGAGCGGATCGGCATTAGCCGGAAGTGCTGGTACTAAAGGAGGCGGAGCATATAGCGGCGTTGGATTAGAACTTTATGCAAATACAGCTAGCTATTTTAGATATTCAACAGCGGATTCAGAAATAGATGTAAGAACCGATAAATTCTTTTTTGGTAATCCGTCTTCGTCATATATCAGTGGCAGCAACGGATTATTAGAAATTTCATCTAGCAATTTCTTGCTTAGTAGTAGCGGCGATGTATTTGCTAATGATGCAACATTTACAGGTACGGCTCTAGCTAATATTATTCGCGATAAAACTGTTACTATTACAACTGCAAATTCTGCAAGTTATTTACAATCATATACTGTTAATGTAACTTTTGGTCAAACGGGATATCGAGTTGTATTAGATGGATCATTAGGTGGAGAAAAAGTTCGACGTGTTAGAATCAATTGTGCATTATTATATCCAATTGGAACATTTAAACTACCATCATTATCATCGACTGCTAAATTAGATATTACATTAGAAACGAATAGATCTGATACGGAATTATATGATGTATTTACACCGGATAAATTTTCCGGATTGCCGATTAGCCCTACTAGTAAAGTTATATTATCACAAAATGCAGCAATTACATTTGTTGCAGGAGGTTCTTCGGGACAGACATGGTTAACATATGCAGGAACTGAACATCCATTAGATCATACATTTAAAAGCGATGTAATAATTTCCGGAAGCACTATAATGTCTGGAAGTGTTTCAATTGGAACTAATTCATTAATCACAGAAAATACTTTAACATTAGGTCCAGCGCGCGCTGGAGGTACTGGGGAAGGCGGACAACTAGGATTACAAGCAAAAGGTGGTAGTTATACATCTGCATCTTTTATAGATGTTTATCAAGATAGACTTAGGATATTAAAAGGAACTAATGCTAGTTCAACAACAGAATTAGGCTCGGTTAATTTACAAACCGGTGATTTAACATTAAGCTATGGCTCAATCATAATGCCTGCCCGTCCTGCTTTTAGAATTACGGGGTCATCTGGATATGCTCCTAGTTCCGGAAATGATATAAAAGGATCATCTGTAGGTGTTGACTACAATCAAGGAAGTTATTATAATAATACAACTGGACAATTTACGTGTCCAATAGCAGGATTATATCATGTTTGGTATGTAGGCAGAACACAAAACTCATCATTAGCGTCAGTAGCTCTTTATAAAAATGGTACTGGTACTCCATTAGCATTTTGGGAATCAAATACAAATACCGGTCATTTTGGAGTAAGCGCTGTAGTAAACTTAGCAGTAAATGATATAGTTACAGCTCGAGTTACTGCAGGAACTGTAACATTTGATGGCAATGACAATTGGGGTGTTGCTTTTATTGGATAGTATATCGTAAAAACAAAATACTATATTTATATAAAACGGATATTGCATGAATAAAATAACAGTACTTTTTCCAGGAGGATTTAAACCATTAACGGGAGCTCATTTAGCATTAGCTCAACGTTATGTAAAATCTCCAAATGTAGAACGCGTAATTATGCTTATCGGGCCAAAAGAACGAGATGGTATAACACGCGAAAAAACCATGGAAATATTTGAATTACTAAATACTTCTCCTAAAATTGAAATGCAACCGACTGAACATAATTCTCCGATTGTAGCAGCATATGAATATCTATTTGCATTACCGCAAGATGCTACAGGTAATTATGCCATGGCAGCATCAACAAAAGGAGATGATTATGTTCGTGCTAAAGAATTTGTTCCAAATGTAGACAAATATATTACAATTGGAGATAAAAAAGGTCGTACGATGCCTAGTGGTATTGATGCAACGGAATTAAATGTTGATGTTGATCCTATAACGTATGCAGATGGTACGCCAGTTTCTGCAACTACAGTTAGAACAGCATTACAAAACAATGATTATGCAACATTTGCAGCATCATATCCGCAATATAAAGAAGCATTAGTTAAAAATGCATGGCAAATATTAACCGGTCTACAAGAAGCATTATTTTCAAAAGCATGGTGGATTTCACAACTGCAAGAAGACGTAAATGCAGTAATTGAAGGATATCCGACTGTAGCTCAACAAAAACGCCATGATGCAAAAATATCAAAACTTAAAAAATTCTTACATAAAAATCCTGGAAAAGAATTTGTATATGATTTTGATCGATTCGAAAAAACAACATTTGGCGTTCCATTACATGAACGAATATTAACAGAAGGCGGCGCAGCAGGGCATATGGCACATCCATATGATGATCATGGATTAACATTTGGCGATATGAAAGAAATTGTTGCTCGAGCATTAGAAGGCCGTTTAGATATTGAAGAAGCTGTTACTGAAAAAACTGATGGTCAAAATATTCAAGTTACATGGAAAAATGGACAACCTGGATTTGCTCGTAATAAAGGTACAGTTATCAATCCAATGACGCCAGAACAAATTGTTGCAGACTTTGAAAGAAAATATCAAGAAAGCATACAAAAAAATGGAGCTGAAGCGGCAGAAGGTTATAAACGAGTAGTAGAAGCATATAGAGCATGTGCAGAAGATTTAACTAGTGCACTTAATAAATTAAACCCACAACAACTTCAACAAATATTTAAAAATGGTCGAGTGTTTGCAAACATGGAAATAATATTTCCTGCAACTAAAAATGTAATATCATATGATAAAGCACATCTTCAATTTCATAATCTCGTTGAATATGATGAAGCCGGCAATGTGATTCAAACAGATTTTACCGGAGGTAAAATGTTACAAGGAGTAATTCGAGATGCTAATGCAGATATGCAAAAAACATTCTCATTTATTCCTCCACAACAAGTACGCATTGGTAGAGTAGCTGATTTTGAAGATCAACAAGCTGCATTCTTCAATGAAATAGATCAATTACGAACACGTTACAACTTAAAAGACACGGATCAAGTAACTGAATATCATAGAGCATGGTGGGCAGATGTAATTAGAAGTAAAGCTCAACAGTTAGGATATGATATTCCAGATGATATTTTATCTGCACTTATTTATCGTTGGGGCTTTTTTGATAAATCTGCAAATATCTCCAATCTTAAAAAACAAATTACAAATCCAGAATTCGTAGCATGGATGACTGAATTTGATAAAAAAGAATTCAAACAATACTACAAACAAAACATGGAGCCATTTGAAAGCATATTTCTACGGTTAGGTGCAGTAGTATTACGTAATGCAGAAAATTTTCTAGCAGCAAATCCTAGCAAAGCAGTTCAAGAAATAAAACAAGAAATTGCTCAATTGATCAAAGAATTACAAACATCAAATAATATAGACTCTATTAAAAAATTAGAACACGAATTACGACGCATAGAACGTTTAGGAGGCTTTGATGCTATAGTTCCATCTGAAGGCGTAGTATTTGTTTATAAAGGTAATACGTATAAATTAACTGGAGCCTTTGCACCAGTTAATCAGATACTAGGAGTATTGAAATACGCTCGATGATATATTTATATTAAAATTGGAATAAAGTAATGGCTGAAAAACACAAAAGCAAGTACAAAGCACCAAAAGATTTTGAAAAATCTCAAAAACCTAAAACACGTAAAGATCTTAAAGATTATACTTATGACGACAAAAACGGAGCAATGAATCCGTATTCTACAAAAGAAATTCAAGATCTAGTTCCTAGAAAAACAGACAAACTTGTAATTGATGATGTAAAAAACATGGTACCGGAAATTAAACATCGAGTTTATCAAGATGTTAAAACTGGTAAATATTCTCCTAAAGAAGCCAAGAAAATTTTCAAAAAACTTCAAATTGAGGATACTGAAGGTTATCTAGATAAATTAGAAAACATAGATCATGGTGTAATTGTAAATTCTTTAGAAGAACATATCAATCGTTTAAGTTCTAAACAAAAAGATGATGTTCTAAGAAAATATATACGAATAAAACTTGTTGAAGCAGTAAGAAAACAGTATTTAGCAGAACAACCAACTTCAACTGCAACAACACCAAAATCATCCGAAGAAACGCCAGACGCAGAACAAACAGCCGATACTACAACTACACCACCTGCAGCTACAACACCACCTGCAACTGATACTACAACACCACCTGCAGCTACAACACCACCTGCAACTGATACAACTACACCACCTGCAGCTACAACACCACCTGCAGCTGATACTTCAACATCGACTGACAGTAGCAGTGATAAAAAATCTAGTACAGATTCGGAAATAGAAAAGCCAGAAGAACAATCTCCAGAAGAACAAGCAGCACAACAATTAGCAAAAAGAAAACAAGTAAGTAAAGAATTTTACGCAGTAGTGCAAGCATCGAAAACAAATGATAAATTAGAAAAATATATTGATACAGCATTACAGCCATTAATTGCATCAATGACAGGCATATCAGACGAAAAATTCAATTTAACTAGAGCGGCAGCAATACGAAAATTACGATCTGTATCAAATATTCCTAAAAAAGTACAAAAGTCTTAAACATTATTAATAAGTTATATGAGTAAAAAGTTACAAAACATTAAAGCTATCCAACAAATGTTGGAAGGCGAACACAAATTTCAAACCAAAAAAACTGTTGGGTTCTCTGATGCTAAACAAAAAGGCAAATTAGCTGAACGACATGAAGTTGGTGATACCTGGGAAGAAACGGATGCTGCAGGTAATATCTGGGTTATTGAACAACGAGATGGCTTCCGTATACGTAAAACAAAAAATGCAGAAACATTTCAAGAAATACGAGATGCATTACGATCTTTTCCGCAATGTAGAAAAGATGTATGTACATGTTTAACGCCAAATCATCTAGATGAAAAAATGCGTAAATATAACGGTATGTGTTATGAATGTACAATTGATATGGAGCATGATTTAAGAAAGCAAGGCAAATATGATGAATATGAAAAAAATCGTATACGTCAGAATGCCGAAGCATGGTTACGTAGTGCAGAACAAGACATTAAACTTTTAAAAGATGCATATACAAATGTATCTAAATTTGTTACAAATTCTGAAGGAGAAATAGAAACTTGGTCAGCTAAAATGACTCCAGTAGAATTTGAAGAAAAAGTAGAAAAAGAATTTGAAAAATTTAAAAAACAATTATTAAATAAACTTAATGGAGAAACAGATGAAAACAATTAAAAAATATTGGGCATTAATAGTTGGAGGACTATTAGCACTTTTTGCAATATTCGTTGCATTTTTTAAAAAACATGAAAAAAAGCAAGTATCTAAAATTGATCAAAAGATTGATATGAACAATTCAAACATTAATCAATTACAAGGTAAAACGGATGTTATTGAAGATCAACGTTCTCAAGTAAAACAAGAGCTTGACGATTTAGTTGATCAAATAGAACAAACAAAAGAAGTAAAAGAAACAATTCAACCCGAAACACCTAAAACTGTAGCAGATGCTAAAGAAAATATTTTAAATAAAACTAAAAAGCGCGGAAGAAAAAAGAAAGCATGAAAAAGTTATTAATCATATTATCATTTCCGGTATTTAGTTTTGCACAAAATATTCCCGATACATGTTTTACAGAACAAGAAATTATACAAATATCTAAAACCTTAGATTCACTTTGGGAAGCAGACAGTATAAATAATGTAATCATAACACAACAAGAAGATGCAATTAAAACATGTAGAAAATTATTAGCATTAGATTCAATGCAAATTGATTATCAAAAACAGCAAATAGAATTGTTAAATGATAACATAGATCTATATATTAAACGTCAGCGTCAACTTCAACCTAAATGGTGGGATGCAAAAGGAATTTGGTTCGGAAGCGGACTCGTTACGGCAATACTAACAGCATTTTCTATATCACAACTAGTAAATTGATATGAGTCAACCCAATATAAAACAGATCATTCAACAGCAGTACGCAATGTGTGCTAAAGATCCTGTTTTTTTCATGAAGCAATATTGTTACATTCAACATCCTAAACGAGGCAAGATCAAATTTAATTTATTTCCGTTTCAGGAATCATCATTAACTGAATTACGTGATAATCGTTACAGTGTAATATTAAAATCACGACAGTTAGGAATATCAACTCTTTCTGCAGGATTTGCTTTATGGAGCATGTTGTTCAAAGAAGATTTTAACGTACTTGTTATTGCAACAACACAAGAAGTTGCAAAAAATCTAGTAACAAAAGTACGAGTGATGCACGAAAATTTACCAAGTTGGTTGAAAGGAAATGTTGAAGCCGACAATAAACTTTCTTTGAAATTTAAAAATGGTTCACAAATCAAAGCAGTATCATCGGCAACAACTGGTGCACGTTCAGAAGCATTATCGTTGCTTATTATAGATGAGGCAGCATTTATTCGTAATATTGAAGAAATTTGGATAGCATCTCAGGCAACATTATCAACAGGTGGTGGTGCTATTGTATTATCAACACCTAACGGTGTAGGAAATTGGTTTCACTCAGTATGGTCAGAAGCTGAACAAGAAATCAACGGATTTCACACAATTAAACTGCATTGGACAGTACATCCAGAACGTGATCAAACATGGCGCGATGAACAAACTCAACTTTTAGGTGAACGTGGTGCAGCACAAGAATGTGATTGTGACTTTATTTCATCCGGACATACTGTAGTAGATGGTGCTATATTAATGGAATATGAAAATAAGTGCATAGAGCCTATCGAACGTCGTGGATATGATAATGCATATTGGATTTGGGAATATCCGGACTATGCAAAAGATTATGTAGTAGTGGCAGACGTTGCTCGAGGCGATGGCGGTGACTGGTCAACATTTCATGTATTGGATGTACAAGACGTACGACAAGTTGCAGAATATAAAGGAAAACTTCCACCTAAAGATTTCGGTAATATGCTTGTTTCGGTTGCAACAGAATGGAATAATGCATTATTAGCAATAGAAAATGCTAATATTGGTTGGGCGGCAATTCAACCTGCATTAGATAGAAATTACGAAAAATTATTTTATACATATAAAGATGACGGATATGTTGATGTTGACGTACAACTTAAAAAAGGTTATGATATGAAAGATAAAACCCAAATGGTTCCTGGTGTATCAACAACATCACGTACACGTCCATTAATGATATCTGCATTAGAAATGTATATGCGCGAACGAACACCAGTAATTAGATCAAAACGTCTTATTCAAGAATTATTTGTATTTGTTTGGTTAAATGGTAAAGCTCAAGCACAAAACGGTTATAATGATGATTTAGTAATGTCGTTTTGTATTGCACTATGGTTGCGAGATACATCCTTAAAACTACGACAGCACGGAATCGATCTTAGCAAACGTGCATTATCCCAATTTCAAAAAACAGATCCAGTTATTTACACCGGCAAACCAAACCAAGGAAATGATTCATGGAAATGGAATAATGGTGCAAATGATGAAAATTTAACTTGGTTACTTTAAATTCCTTTGGTTCTTTAACTAGTTATATTTATATTAAAAGAAATATATGGCATCGTTAAGAAAACGTTTACAGAATCTATTCAATACAAATGTAGTTGTTAGAATGTATGGTAAAGACAAAATTCGTGTTGTCGACACCAATCGTTTGCAAGGAGCAGGTAATTTAACTCAAAGCAAAGTTGCGGACAGATATACTAGACTTCATGGATCTCGTCACAAAGCCGGAGCAAATTCGAACGGTGGATATGATTCTAATTACTATATGCAACAGAATCGTATGCAGTTATATACGGATTACGAAATGATGGATAAAGATCCAATCATATCAGCAGCTCTTGATATATATTCAGATGAATCAACTCTAGCAGATCAATTTGGTGATATTTTAACAATCAAAACAAATAAAACAAACATACAAAAAATACTTTATAATTTATTTTATGATGTATTAAATGTTGAATTTAATTTGTGGACATGGATACGCAATTTAACTAAGTATGGCGATTTCTTTTTAAAAATTGATATTGTCGATGAATTAGGAATTATAAATGCTCGTCCTTTTTCTAGTTATGAAATTGAACGATATGAAGAATTTGATGAAAAAACCGGAGAATATGTAATTAAATTTAGACATATGGCTGATGCTAAAGAAGCATATGATGTTTTTGAAATTGCACATTTCCGCATGTTATCTGATACAAATTTTTTACCATATGGTAGATCAATGTTAGAAGGTGCACGTAAAGAGTTCCAAAAATTAATGATGATGGAAGATGCAATGCTTATTCACAGAATAATGCGAGCACCAGAAAAACGTATTTTTAAAATTGATATTGGTAATATTCCGCCAAATGAAGTTGATACATTTATGGAACAAATTATCAATAAAATGAAAAAGATTCCACATATTGATCAACAAACAGGAAATTACAATTTACGTTTCAATCTTAACAATATGTTAGAAGATTATTATTTACCAGTACGCGGTGGACAATCTTCAACAACTATTGATACATTGCCAGGAATGACTTGGACAGGTACGGAAGACTTAGAATATATCAAAGATAAAATGATGGCTGCATTAAAAATTCCTAAACCATTTTTAGGATATGCAGAAGCAGTTGAAGGTAAAACTACATTAGCATCTATGGATATTCGTTTTGCTAGAACTATAGAACGTATTCAAAAAATTGTAGTATCAGAACTTTATAAAATTGCAATTGTACATTTATATGCTCAGGGATACGAAGGTGAAGATTTAGTTGGATTTGAATTAGAATTAACAGCTCCTTCAATCATTTACGATCAGCAAAAAGTTGCATTAATGACTGAAAAAATGACATTAGCTAATGCAATGAAAGATTCTAAATTAGTTTCAGATAAGTACATTTATGAATTCATATTCAATATGTCGGAAGATCAGTGGCTTCAAGAAAGAACCAATGTTATTGAAGATCTTAAACTTCGTTTCCGTCAAAACCAAATTGAACAAGAAGGCAATGATCCAACAGTAACAGGAGTGTCATATGGTACACCGCACGACTTAGCTTCAATGCATATGAGTTCCGATGATGTAGAAGAAAAAGATCCGGGTGGACGTCCAAAAGAAGGAATTAAATTTGGACAACATAAAAATGCATTCGGTTGGGATCCTACCGGTAAAAAAGAATTAGATCAAGCATTTGATGTGCAAAATCAAAAGACTGCATTTCAACCATTACCTAAGGAACGAAAACCATTTACAGCAGAAGGTAAAAACATTTTAAGATACTTGAAAAATAAATCAAATACGTCTAAAATTATAACAGAATCACTTAAATCATCAGAACAAGATTTAGATTCAGGTACAATGTTAGATGAAAACAACATTTTATAATTTTAAACATATTTATATAAAATTAAATTACTGACAACAGTATGAAAAAATTAAAACATTCAAAGTATAAAAATACCGGATTGCTATTCGAAATGTTAGTTAGAAAACTAACTTCGGAAACATTAACTTCAGATAAATCAAATACTATAGATATAATTAAAAAGTATTTTGGTAAAAATACTGAATTAGCAAAAGAATTACATTTATATAATGCATTGATAAAAGAGCAACATAAATCTGAAGCACGTGCATTAGAATATATTCGATCGGTTAGACAATCATATGATAAACTAAACAAAAGTTTATTGAATCGCCAAAAATATAATTTAGTAAAAGAAATTTCTGAAAAGTTTTCTTTTGATTCGCTTTCGAAAGCTCATATCAATAATTACAAAGTTTTAGCTTCAATTTATATGTTGTTTGAATATGAAGATAATGCAAACATCAAACAATTAGCAGAATGTAAAAACGTAGTATTAGATCATTGTTTACTTACAGAGCGACGTGTAGTAGAAAAAGATATCATTACTGAAACTCTTTCTAAACAAGAAAAAGATACTAGATTGTTAGCTTATAAAATAATGATTGATAAATTCAATGAAAAATATTCTACATTATCTGAGTCACAAAAACATTTATTGAATAAATACATTACAAACGTTAACGATACCGAAGCATTACGACAATATGTTCAACATGTTATTCCAAAATTAAAAACAACGTTGTCGGAGCATTCAAAAAAAATTACAGATAAAGTTACACAAATTAAAGTACAAAAATTATCTGAAATGCTTTGCAATGTAGAAAATATTAAAAAGATTAAAGAGTCGCATGTTTTAAACTTGATGCGTTACATGGATTTAGTTGATGAGTTAAATGAGGTACATGCATGAAATCATTCCTTCGACAAATAGAAGAAAGCTTTGAAACTCTAAATGAAAAAGATTGGGACGGCGACGGTAAACAAGAAACGCCGAGCCAAGAATATTTAGGAGTTAAAGATAAAGCTATTAAACAGGCAACTAGATCACACCATCAAAATAAAGAACAATGTGTAAAGTGTGAAGGCGAAGGATGTTTGCATTGTGATTATAAAGGCTATCATGAAGATTTAGAGGAAATATCTACATCTGCAGGAGCTGGATCATACATGACGCCAAAAGCATTTGGTAATGCTGATGACGATACCGTAGAAACGTTAGGATATAAACGAGTTAAAGAAGGTATTAATACTCCTCCAACATATAAGCCCGGAGAATACCAAAGACCGGAATCACAGGAAGAAGAATGGATGGATAAATTTGCATTTGCTGAAAATGAAGTAGATTGGCAAGGTAAAAAAGTAACAAAATATCCTTCTATACCATTAACAGATACACCTAGCCAAACGCCAAAACTAACAGAAGCAATGGATCGAAGATATGAACAACTTATTGAAGGTTATCGTTCATTTGCATTTGGCAATGCAAAACAAACTCCGGAGCAACGTGTAAATGATTCAATAAAACAAGTTGCACAAAAACTAAAAGAAATTGAAGAAACAATTAGATATACAAGCAGATTAAAAACGGAATCCGGTATTGCTCATGGAGGATTAAAAGAATCATCTAAAAAAGCATTGAATAAAATATCAGAACGATTAATAAAAATATCAGAACGAATTAGATCATTAGGAGAATAATATGTCAAAACAACTAATAGTAGAATATATGCCATTTAACCCCGTAGGTTCGTTAAATGAATCTAATGGTGCTGCATATGGAATACCTGGTGGTTTTGTTGTACAAGGAGTTTTACAAAGAGCAGGCGCAAAAAATCAAAACGGTCGCGTGTATCCAAAACAAATCTTAGAAAGAGAATGTCGCCGATACCAACAAGAATATATTGATCAACATCGAGCATTAGGAGAATTGGATCATCCAGAGTCATCGGTAGTAAATTTAAACAACGTATCACACAATGTTTTAAAAATATGGTGGAAAGGTGATGATTTATGCGGAGCAGTACAAATATTAGATACACCCTCAGGCAATATTTTAAAGTCACTTTTCAAAGCTGGCATAACATTAGGAATTTCTAGCCGAGGATTAGGCTCAGTTAAAGAATTACGTAATGAAGGTGTAGTTGAAGTTCAAGAAGATTTTGAATTAATTTGTTGGGACTTTGTATCAAATCCTTCAACACATGGGGCTTTTATGCGTCCTACGCAAATGAATGAATCAGTAAATAAAAATAAACAAATAAATAAATACGGAAAAGTAAACGAAATCATTACTTCGATTTTATGCGAAGATGGTAAATGTAGGATATAATATGATATTTAAGCAAGACAATTTAAATCGAATCATGTCGATATTAAATGAATCACAAGAAAAAGCTAATGTATTTCGAGAAGGCCCAGCGCCATTAACGTTAGAAGAAAAACGTGCATTTGTAGAATCACTGCGTACATTTTCTCAACTAGGAGAATCGGTATACAGTAAGCGTCAATTAGAAGAAACGGTAAGTAAAATAGAACAAATGGTTGAAACAGCTCAACGCCATGTTAATGAATCATCAGATGACGTAGTTGAAACAACTGCAGCAGGACGTCATTTTAAATATATGTCCGAAGCTTTGAAAGAATTTAAAAAAGCTGCAACTGAAGTTATTATCAACGAAAGAAAATGTGCACAAGCATATGAAGACATTGCAGAAGGTTTAAAAAAATATTATGATATTGGATAATTGTAATATTTTTCTTATAATATAAAGGTCAATGATGAGCAAGTTTAAAAAAATGTATAAAGAGTGGTTCGGTCTAAAGGAACAAGCTTCAATTCCGAAGCTGTCAGATGACGATGTTGATCGTATGAGTCAAATGGCAGATCAAGCCGAACGTTTAAAATCTGCATTAACAATGGAAGAAGAATTACAAGAAGCTCAACTTGTAAATAATATTACTGACTATCAAGGAGGCGTACAGTATATTCTTCGCGATCCGGCACAAGCTGAGCAAGTAGCAGAGACTATCAAGCAATGGACTACTAAAAAAGGTTTTACTATAGTTAAACATTCAAAATCAAAAACAGGTAAATTAGGATATTTTTATTTTCGTTTAGGACAAGATCCAGGAACTGAAGCTCAAAAGATTCAAGGATATTTTTCACAATTACCAGAACTTAAACATTTTAGATTTAATGTAGTTAATCAACAACCGCCACAACCTACAAGAAGACCACAAGGAAAAATTTAATTTAATATATATGAATAAAAAACAAAAACATCACAAAACGATTATTCCAGGACACGCAACAGGCGTTAATGTTTTAGGAACTAACAGAGAAGATTTAGCGTATGCATTAAAAACATTTAAAAGAAAAGTTAAATCATCAGGTGCATTAGAAAAACTTAAAGACAATAAAACATTTACAAAACCTAGTGTTAAACGTAGAGAACAACTTAATTCAGCTAAGTATTTGCAACAAATTAAAGATTTTCATCAAAAAAATAGCTAAGATTAAATTATTTTAAAGGTCCTAACAAAAAAGTTAGGACTTTTTTACTGTTTTTTCAAACATGTTCATATATATTAAAGAATACGCTATTTTCTATATAGTGTCGACAAATAAATAATTTCTATTAAGATTTAGAATAATCTTATTTCCAAAAACAAATTTAAGGAGAAAACAATGGCAAAATCAGATTTGCTAAAACAAGCAATCGCAGATGCTAAAGCTGTTAAAGAAACTGCACTAGCAAATGCAAAATTAGCGTTACAAGAAGCATTTATGCCTCAAATGAAAAGCATGCTAGAAACTCAATTGATGAGCGAATTAGAAGGCGAAGAAGAATTAGAAGCAGGTGCTGAAGATGTAGCAATGGGTGCTGACGAAATGGAAGCTGGCGCTGACGAAATGGGAATGGATATGCCTGATTCATTAGGAATCGGAGTTGATTATGACAATGATGGTTCATATGATTACGAAGGTGATTTGAATTTAGGTGGTGCTGAAGAAGAAGAAATGCCAGAAGAAGAAATGCCAGCAGAAGATGAGTATGCAGCTGAAGAAGAAGATTTAAATTTAGAATCAATTATTGCTGAATTAGAAGCAGGGATGGATGAGCCATTAACTGAAGTGCCACCTGTCGATGCAGTAGAAGAAGGAATGTACGAAGAAGATTCTTACGAAGAAGAAGATAAAATGGCAAATGAATCAATCGATGCATTAATTGAAGCTATTCTTGCAGAAGAAGAAGAAATGCCAGAAGAAGAAGATGAAACGTCAGTTGAAGAAGGTAAATACAAAAAAATGGAAAAAGATCTTCAAGAAGCATATCGCACCGTAAAACAACTTCAATCAGTGATCAACGAAGTTAATCTACTTAACGCTAAATTGTTATACACTAACAAATTGTTCCGTAACTTTGAGCTTAACGAAGCACAAAAAATGAAAGTTATTGAAAACTTTGATAGAGCAGCAACAACTCGAGAAGCAAAATTAGTATTTACTACTTTAGCAGAAAGCTTTAATAAGCCAACAAAAACTAGAAAAGTAGTTAAAGAATCTAAATCTTATGCTTCAAGACCAGTTGCATCAACGGCGCCAAAAACGCAAATTCTTAACGAAGGTTTTGAATATGCAAACCGTTGGAAAAAATTGGCAGGATTAATTTAATTTTAAAACAAAAAAAAAAACAAAGGAGATAAAACGATGAGTTTAAATTCATTATTACAAAGTCCAGATGCATCTCAAAGATCAGCCGCTAAAGGTTTGGTTAATAAATGGGAAAGAACGGGACTATTAGAAGGTCTTAGAAATGAGACAGAAAAAGCCGGAATGGCTCAATTGCTTGAAAACCAAGCACGTCAATTGGTAAAAGAATCATCAGCTACAGGTACGGCAGCAGGATCTGAAGAATGGGCAGGTGTAGCACTTCCATTGGTAAGAAGAATCTTTGCTGAATTTGCAGCTAAAGAATTCGTTTCAGTTCAACCAATGAACTTGCCATCAGGACTTATATTTTATTTAGATTTCAAATACGGTACAGCTCAACCAGGATTTGATTCTGATAACTTGAACAGAACAGGTGATCCATTTAGTTCTCCAAATGCTGACGATTCATTATTTGGTGTTACTACTACATCAAGTGATCCAACAGGTGGTCTTTATGGAGCAGGTCGATTTGGATATTCAATTAATAATATAACATCAGCAAATTTATCTGCAGTAGCATCTACAGGTTCAGGTGCAGGTACGATAACTGATGCATCAGATGTAAATTTTGATTCTGATTATTCAGCATCTTTATCAAGCTATAAAAAAGTAACAATTGCATTACCAACAGATGCAGATAAATTAGCAGTTAGATCGTTTACATTCTTATCAGGATCTACTGAAATTGTTCCAGTACAAGCATTTACTAAAGTTGATGCTAATTTAACAGGATCATTTATTGTATCAACAGCTGACGCTACTAAAATTCAAGCTGCAAAAGCGGCATCTGCATTGTATGTAAATTATAGCAAACAACCAACAGATATTACCAGAGGTGATTTTGAAGATACTAATCCATTCAAAGGATCAGGAACATCAGGAATCAATCAAGGTACTGATATTGATATCCCGGAAGTTAACTTAGAGCTTCAATCAGAGCCAATCGTTGCTAAAACACGTAAGTTGAAAGCAGTTTGGACACCTGAATTTGCTCAAGACCTTAACGCTTACCATTCAATTGATGCTGAAGCTGAATTGACTTCAATGTTGTCTGAGTATGTATCAATGGAAATTGATTTAGAGATCTTAGATATGTTGATTGCATCAGCTCCAACAACTGAGTATTGGTCAGCATTAAATAATAATTTTTGGAATGGCACAGGATTTACACAATCTGCAGCCGGCGCAGCAACATCTGCTGGTGATGGATTCTACAACACTCAAGGTGGATGGTTCCAAACTTTAGGTACTAAACTTCAAAAAGTATCAAATAAAATTCACCAAAAAACATTACGTGGTGGTGCTAACTTCCTTGTAACTTCTCCTGCAGTTGCAACTGTCCTTGAGTCAATCCCAGGATTTGCAGCTGATACAGATGGTAACAAAATGGAATTTGCTGCCGGTGTACAAAAAATTGGTGCAATCAATAACAGATACACAGTATACAAAAACCCATACATGAAAGAAAACGTAATCCTTATGGGATTCAGAGGAAGTCAATTCCTTGAAACAGGTGCAGTATTTAGCCCATACGTTCCACTTATCATGACTCCATTAGTATATGATCCAGTTAACTTCACTCCACGTAAAGGTGTCATGACACGTTACGCGAAGAAAGTGGTTCGTCCAGAGTTCTACGGTAAAGTATATGTACATGGATTAAATGTTCTTTAATAGTTAACTATTTAACTAATTAAAAGAAAGGGGTGGCTCCGGTCATCCCTTTTTTACTGTTTTGATATTTATATTAAAATGATATGTCAGTACAAGTAATAAAATATGATATGTTTGCTAGCATTAGATATGATGGTAGACTTATCGACGTATTAGATAGAATACGTGCAATAGAATTAGTTTTAATGGTTCATATTGAAAAAGATCTAGGTCCAGATAAAGAATTAATTAAAATAAAGATATTAACTTCTAAACCACCAATACCAACGTTTAGAGATATGCGTATGGAATGTCTAGGTAAAATAGAACAACTTAAAGACATGACATTACATGAACAGTCATTAGTAAAATTATCATCTTAATTAAAAACAAAGTGTGTTATGGCTACTCAAAACAAGGAGAAAACTCCACCTAAAACTGATATTAAATTTTCAATATCATTATCAGAAGAACAAAAAGATGCAAAAGCTAAAATAATTGAAACACCATTTAATTTTATTTTAGGTAAAGCTGGTTCTGGAAAAACATTGTTAGCAGTTCAAATTGCGTTGGATATGTTTTTTAAAAGAACAATCAATAAAATCATAATAACTCGTCCTACAGTATCAAACGAAGATAACGGATTTCTTCCTGGATCATTAGCAGAAAAAATGGATCCATGGTTAGTTCCATTACGTAGCAATATGCGAAAAGTATATAATAAACCTGAGATACTTGATAAAATGGAACGTGAAGAAAACATTGAATTAGTTTCATTAGCACATTTCCGAGGACGTACTTTTGATAATGCAATCTGTATTGTAGATGAATTTCAAAATTTAACTAAACAACAATTACAAATGGTATTGTCTCGTCTAGGTAAAGACAGTATAATGATATTAACGGGAGATCGTTATCAAATAGATTTAAAGTTCTCAAATGATTCGGCAGTGCATGAAGTTCCAAAATTAACTAAATCTCAATTTGTAAATGAAATAATTTTAACTGATAATCATCGTCACGCAGCACTAGATGAAATTTTGCGTCTCTTAAATGAAAGATATTGATATTTATATTTAAAAGGACATTATCATGGATTATAGCGAAAATAAGCCCATATGGCCAGGTAGTTCTTCATTTACTACAGGTTCTACACCATTTGGATTTTTTGATACTGATCCCATGTTTCAATCCGAAGCAGATAGTTTTGCTAAATTTGCTGCAAATTCGGTAGGATATCCAATAATGGATGTAGAATTAATTGATATAAACTTTTATACGGCATTTGAAGCATCAGTAATAGAATATTCAAATCAAATCAATCAAGTTAACATTGTTAACAATTTGATGAATACATTAGGAATTAATACTGCATCTAATTTTTTAACATCACAAGGATTTACCGGAGCTTTAGTAGGAAATTCATTTAATTACATAACTAAACTTTCAAAAGCATATGGCACTGAAGCAGATTCCGGAGGTAACGTACGTTGGTATACTGCATCGGTAGATGTCATCCCCGGACAGCAAACGTATAGCATACGAGATGCTATCTCAGCATCATTAGGCATAGTATTAAGTAATTCTAGTTCTATTGAAATAAAACGAGTAATGCATAATACACCACCAGCAATTGTTAGATATTTTGACCCATTTGTTGGAACAGGATTAGGTTCGCAACAATTGTTAGATGCATTTGATTTCGGAGGATTTTCACCATCGGTGAATTTTATGATGATGCCTATACATGCAGATTTGTTTCGTATACAACAAATAGAATTTAATGATCAAATTAGAAAATCACATTTTTCTTTTGAAATACATGGAGACGATATTAAATTTTATCCAGTGCCAACTACAAAAGGTACATTAGCATCTCCGTATTTTGATAAAGTATGGTTTGAATTCATTTTTGAACAAGACAAAGCAAACGATGCACTTTTATTCGGTAATACAGCACTTTTAAACAATGTTGTAACAGACGCATCAAATATACCATATACTTATCAAAAATACGGCAGTATTAATGATATGGGGCGTGCGTGGATATATAGATACGGATCGGCTCTAGTAAAAGAAATGTTAGGGTATGTACGTAATAAGTATAGTTCCGTTCCTATTCCAAATGGCGAAGTAACACTCAATGGTTCAGATTTAGTTTCACAAGGTCAATCTGAAAAAGAAGCATTGATTACGCAGTTGCGAGAGTTCTTAGATAAATTAACTAAAGAACAAATGTTAACCCGTCAAAATGCCGAAGCAACACAAATGAATGAGATATTAGCAAAAGTTCCGTTAAAAATATATGTAGGATAGGAGATAAATATGGCTCTTTTTGGAGGAATGCGAGATGCAAAATTTTTAGCTTCTATTAATTCGGAACTGATTAATGCTATAATAGATACTGAAATTGAATTCTTTAAAATGATCGTAGAATCATCAAATTCTAACATGTACGGTGAATCGGAAGCAAAATCATTCTATGATTCGATATTAATTCCATGTTTAGTTACTAAAGATGATAAATCATCAAATATGGATGATTATGGACATACTTATACTAGAACAAGTAAATTTGCATTATCTCGAGATATTCTAGTACGAGCAGATTTCTATCCGGAAGTTGGCGATATCATATTTTGGGATAATGAATACTTTGAAGTTGATAATGTAGATGCTAATCAGTATTTTGTAGGTAAGAATCCAGAAACGTGGCCAAATGGCGACTCTCACGGATATAGTGTTTCGATTGTAGTTGATGCACATGCAACGCGTCAGACGCCGCAAGGAATAAAAAATATTAGATTCGGTGGAAATAATAATTCACCTGCATATAAAGGATAAGGGTGCCTAGATTAAATAGACAAAATATTGACCGAAAAACTAATAAACCAGAACCTGTCAGAACTGAGGGTATTACTCCCGACTTGAATT